TTCAAAGTTTATTTTGATGAGAACGCATTAGGTGGGTTTGGTCTAGCTACCATAAAAGCACCACCACTAAACAAAGTATATATTGATGGTAAGATAAAAGATATTTTGCGTTACCAAGAAGCTGAATATATAGCAGAAGAGGTAACGCTTAGTAAAACGCAAATGATTGAATTATATGGAGAAGAGAAAGCCAACGCAGTTAACTATGGAGCGTCTTATATCGAGGATACCGCAGTGTTTGGGGAGACATACACTAACGATGACCAGACAGCCACCACGGTAATAATGTGGGTAGAGAGGTGCGAAGGCAGGTTGAGAATGAGGGAATTCTCAGGTTGTGGTGTATTGCTTTATGATAGTCATAAAGAAGGTACTAGAAAAGACAATCAAAAGGGTAAAGAATACAAACATGTGTCCTATTATAAATATGTAAATGATAAGTACCCTTATTTCTTCACATCTTTATATGTCGAAGAAGGTAGTATGTATGGGTTTGGTGATTGTAAATTATTGTTACCTATTCAAAATATGATAAATGATTTATATGACAAAATCAGAATGAACGCTAGACCAAATCTTATCTTATTTGATCCTAGTTCAGAGGTAGATTTAACGGATTTCGATGATAATTCATTAGAGCCTAGACCTGCTATGTTAGACAAAAAAACGGTAGAAGTTGTGCAATGGGGACAGGTTAATCCTGCGTTATGGAATTTACTATCAGCTATGCATCAAGAGGCACAAAGAGTGACCAGATATAGTGAATTAATGATGGGTCAAAGTAAATCAGCAGACACGGCGACAGAAGCGGCTATTCAGCAACAACAAGGTAACGCCACAACAGATCACAAGAAGACTATGCTACAGGAAACATTAGTAGAAGTGTGTGAATACATGCTTGGGTTGATGATGCAATTTTATCAAGGAGCTAAAGCATTTAGGGTGGACGAGGATAAAGAGGAGTTTGAGTGGATTGATTTCAGGAAATTATCTAATGTTCCTGTTATGAAACCTGCTACAGAATCATACATGAGAGAGTTTAAAAAGAAGAATCCAGATTCAGACAAACCCAAGTGGGAAATTATTTCAGATAAGAATGGCAGACCTAAAACAAAACAGGTTGAGCTGGATATTGAGATAAACATAGGAGCAGGATTACCGAAGAATAAAACATTCTTATGGCGCATGATGGAACGTTTGGCATCAATGCAGGTGTTGGATGAGTATGGACAACCTAAAGGTCTAGTTAGTTATGAGGAAATGCGTAAACTTATGAGTGATCTTTTAGGATTACCTATCATGGAGGACGACCAAAAACCAAGACAACCTATACAACAACCAATGTCTTTTTCACCTTTACAGGAGAATATAAACGCAGATAACCCACTAACAACACAAGGTAAACCAACGTTAAGTGCTATACAAGGGGGTGTTGTACGTGGCGACTACTGAGCAACACAATAACATTGTAAAGGTGTGTTTTGACGGTAATAAACACCTAAACCATGTGATGAGTAATAAGGAGATACAAAACATGACGTTGATAGAAAATAGGTTTCCTCTAACTAAATTACCTGTATGTGGTAGTTGTGAAAAGCTAGCTTTATGGAGTAAAGGTATGCAGGCTACATGTAGAAGTTGTGGGACGATAACCAAGCGCCCCATAACATATAGTACGTATCTCGCATCTGGTATGGATGTGGATGGTACAGGTACTACGGCTAAAAAAGTATTAGTAGGTAGGCAGGAGTTGGCAGAAAAAAATGTATTACCTTATTATGACAAGTTATGTGTAGGGGGTATATAAGATGGCAATTAAGTTTTTTACTAACAAAAGTTTACTAGAAGCTTATCCATATAAGACCACATTATTAGACGGGTTATGTACTTTATCACGTTTAGGAATTAGTCCGGATGGATTTGGAGGACATGCAAGTGTGGGGGCGAAGGTTAAAGGAGAGGACGTGTATATTTTAGCTGATTCCTTACTGGAAACTTTGGCAGTAGGTGTTGATACAAGTAAGTCTTTCACTTCGGCACAATTAAAGAGTTTAGCTAAATATTTAGATTTTGATTATAAGAAAGGCACAACTAAGGAGCAATTGTTAGAAGGAACAAGGCTTTAACTCGGTTGGAGTATAAACAAGTTACGTCAAAGAAAAGACGGTATAAAACACATGTGGAGCACATGTAAAGCACTTTTAACTAGAGATAGGTAAATCGAGAGGAGAGTATAGACATGCCTGATATAGAAAACCAAGAGTTTAATTCAGAGGGACAAGAAGCTGTACAAGCTGAGACTATTGATGAGGCTGTACAAGAATCAGATGAGGGCAAGGTAGCAGATGTACCAGATAAAGAGGCAGAAGCAGAAACAAAAACACGTGATAATGTTCCACTTGCTACTTTACTGGAAGAGAAGAAGCGCAGAAAGACGTTAGAAAAGAAATTAAGAGAGTTTGAAACAAAACAACTAGATGATAGTTTACAAAACAAACGACGTGCGTTAGTAGATAAGTATAAGAGTCAGGGGTATGATGAAGATTTTGCAAACTCATTAGCTGATGACTTAACTGGTATAACGCAGGAAGTTAGAACGTCTATCAAAAAGGAAAAGGACGCTTTACTTTTTGATAAAGAAGTGGACGAGGAAATATCAGATCTGAGCCAAACAGATAGTTTTTACAGCGACGCTAGTTTGTACAAACGAGAAATAAAAAGCAAGATAAGTGAGTTCAGAAATCAGGGGGCGGATTTGTCTGTAGAGGACGCCTACAACTTAGTAAGAAGCAAGACAAGATACAGAGAGATCCAAGAAGAGATAGAACAAAAAAAGATTTTGGATAGACGTAATGCACCGAATAAAGGGGCTACACCGAACGCATCCCCGACAGCACCAAAGAATCCATATCCACTAGATGATGACGATAAGAAGGCGCTGGAGGGTTTAAAAAGAATAATGCCGGAGGCACAGTGGACCACTGAGAAGTATTACAAGATGATTAAAGGAGAGTGATTTTAATGCCATTCAGACCTTATGGAGCGAATGCAGAAAAGGTAGATTTAATACCAGTACTACCAAGCACAAACACAGTTAATGGAGAGGTAGCGTCAACAGATATTGGTAAACTAATAGTACCATCTTCACACAACGGTGTGCTTGCCTTGGGAACAACAGCTGATACTAATACGTTTTTAGGGATTGTTGCGGCTGTACCTGTAACAAGTACAGTGGGAAGTACTCAACCTTTTTATATTAGACCTATAGTACGAGGAGCGTTGTATAAAGCAAACTACAGCACATCTTTTTCCGCATCACATCCAGCGACAACAGATATAGGAAAGTATGTAGGCTTATCTAATACAACTACAGTAGCTGGAGGATCTGCTTTAGACATGTCGGTTATTGGTACCGCACCAGGTACTGCAGATAGTTTATTTTTCAGAATAGCAGGTTATAGCACGGAAAGAAATGAAGTTATCGGAACATTTAATAGTTCACATATAGCTACACAAATATAAAACAAGACGCAAAAGAAAGATTGGGGAGTGATAATCAATGGCTTATACAATGACAGCAGATATATCAAGAATGATCTTGGCAGGACAAAAAGAAATATTCACTAAGAACTTTGATCCATATCCAGTGGAGTATACTCAGTTTTCTACGCCTAAAACATCAACTAAACAAACTGAGACCTATGATAGTATGGGGAACTTGGCATCTGGTGGAGAGAAGCAAGAAGGAGGACCAATCAGTTATGGTAAGGTACAACAGGCTTATCAAACTGAGGTTAAAAATAAGACGTGGGCGAACGGTTATGAGATAACGTTAGAAGCTACCAAATATGATTTATATGGTGTTACTAAATCAGTAAAAGCTAAAGAATTAGCAAGGACAATGAGAGAGTTAGAAGAACAAAGAGTTATAAAAAGATATGACGAAGCGTTAACTACTAACTTAGCCGACGGAGTACCTTTGGCATCTAATAGTAAGCCGCTTGCTAATGCGTCAGGTCTTACTAATGATACACTAGCTACTGCGTCTACTTTGACTGATCCTGCAAATCATAAAAGCATGATTAAGATGTTTGCCAATTTTATGAACCACCAAGGTGGAAAGATGAAATCATATCCTAATTTAGGTATGACGAATATACAAAACCAATTAGATATAGAAGAAATATACGGATCGGACAATGTGGCAGGCGAGATTTCCAACACTAAAAACGTAATTAAAGGCAAGATCAGATGGGTTTATTCTACTTATCTAGCTAGCACTACAGCATGGATGATGATAGATACTAAATATGAGCATGTAATAATGCAAAGATTCATGGATACAGTTTTTGATGCTGATGAGGACAAGATATCTACAAAGAATATGTATTTAAATGCCATAGCAATTTATGAAACAGGTACTTTACCTAATATAGGAATTGTTTATAACGAAGGCGCATAAGGGAGGTGATTAAGAATGCCGACTGTTTTAGTAGGTGACATATATGTTAAGGGTCGTAGTTCTACAAAGGTACAAATAAGCTCATCAACAGGTAGAAGTTACAATGAAGGAAATCGGGTAAATACAGCCGAAGACGGAAGTACAGGTACTAATTTAGCTAATCACGGAGTATCTTTATTGACGTATTCTACAGCAGCTAATCTTTTTACTTTAGATGCTCCTGTAGCAGGAAGAAAGAAAGAGATTGTATTAAACAGTACGGTTGCACCAGATGCCACAGCTATAGCATTTAGTGTGTACTCTGGTAGTGCAGATATATTTATAAGAGATAACTCAACGACATTTACCAAACCTTTGTATGTGAACATGTTACCGCCTTATGCTTCTGTAAGTTTGATAGGTTTGTCCACATCTGAATGGGGAGTTCTTAGTTCTTTTGGGGCTGTTGATTTTAGTACGGCAGCAGGATACACAACATAATGGAAGGTAGCCCAAGCTACCTTCTTATTCTTCTGTATAAGGAGTGAGAGTAATTTATGAGATTATTTCGTTTATCTAAATCAAAAAATAGTGGATTATATGTAGGCACGGATGGTTCTGTAGCCAACAATCAAACTAGCCATGTGTTAGATTTTTCTACAGGAACTACAGACGCAGGTAAAGAGGTCACGTTAGATTTCACTTGCCCAAGTGATCCAGTAGGTCAGTATCAACTTATACTAGTGAACGAATCAACAGTGTCTGATTTAACTGTAAAAGTACAAACTGTAGAGACTAATTTATCTACCACTACTACTACATTATACGCAACGTTAACAGAGGTGACCTGCCCATATTCTGAATCAAGAGCGTATAACATCGAAGGTATACTTAACAAAGCAGACATGCGATTGGTAGCATCTAATGATAGCTCTACATTGGATAGCCAAGGGTTCTATGGGTATGCACGTGTGAAAGAATTGAAGTAATAAATAGAAAGGTGGTGTGTACTTTGAAGTATAATATACAAGCTACTTTGAGTTTTAATGATTCGGAAGTAAGAGACACCTGTTTATCATATCTAACAAGTAACAAACCTGCAGGAAACTCAGAGGACTATTTACAATGTGGAGTATCTAAGTTACTTTTTAATTTTAATTTTGCCGAAACGGACCAGACATCAAGGGATTCTTTATATGATTATATACTGAGCAATTATGAGGTTAATATAACCAAAATATCTAAACATACTTGTTATCATGAAGAAGAGCAAGGTTGTTTAGATTATGTGAGCTATAGCCCACTTGGTGAGGTGATCGATTAATGTTATCTGGCACATACAAAGGGTTGGAGGGCACAAAGAATGTATACCCAAAATTAGCAGATGATTGGCAAGAGTCTAATATTTTAAAAAGAATGGGCAGTGTGTGGGGTGTTGATTTTTCCCGAGATAGAGGTAGTAGGATTTTAGATAGGATTAATAAGCCTTCCGATTTTCCTATACTTAATGCAAACCCTTCTATGGTAGAGGGAGGAGTAGCGTTCAGCAATTGGTCTGTAACAGATGAAGCGTGTTATACTCAGGAATCTTCGTATGACGCGGAAGAGGATGCGGCTAAAATAACAATATCAGCAAGCACAGATACAGATGATATAAAAATAGGACAAACTATCTCAGGTATTAATGCAGGCGATAAAAGTAGTTTATGTGTTTATGTGAAGACATCAGGTAATGTTACATTTTTAGAGAGGTATGACATATTCGGCTCTGGTTCTCGACTAAGTTATACGTCAGGGTCGTGGTCAGCGTATACTAATTGGACTAGGTTAGAGTTAACTGTTGCTAGTGCAGACGTTGGCGCAGATGAGATACGTATATCGCATAGATTTAAAGTTAATAATCCGGGTGATACAGGAACTTTGTGGATAAAGACTTGTGAGGTACGTAGAATAGACTCGTGTGTCTATGGGTATAGTAACCTTATTTCTCAATACGCTGATATGGATACTGATACTGATGGCAGTGGTGAGGTGGATGGCTTTGGTGCTGCAGGTAATAATTATGATGGGACATTTGTAAGAACACTAGACGACGATGCGCAAAAAATGACTATAAGTGGTGGTACTAATTTAAATGAACCTTTTACGTATATTTATACCCAGGATGTTTATTGTGGCGAATATATAAGCGGATCAGTTATGGTTAAAGTAACTGGAGATGTTAAAGCACGAATTGCCCTACAAGCTACCTCTAATTTGCAGGGTGCTGGTGTAAGTGGTAAGACGTCTGCTTATGTTGACAGTGAGGAATGGGTTAGTTTAAAGGTGGAAGGCTTGCTTTGTGCCTCAGGGACACTACACCATCAGCTCAAATTACGTATAGCGCCTAATGCTTCGGGAAGTGAGGGTTCAGTGTGGTTTAAACAAGCACGAGTAGTAAGAGCCCCTACCATAAATCGTCCTAGGATTACCTCTACGATTTACGGAGCTACCCCGACACCAAGTGCGTTTAGTTTTGATGGCACTGATGATTACGTAGATATTACAAATAGTAGTATATTAGATCTAACAGACTCACTTAGTTTGTTTGTTATATTTAAGTTGGATTCTTTAGCCTCTGGTTATGATTATATAATATGCAGAAATCATGACAGTGGTGTGCAGTCATCTTACGCATTGCTTGTTGATACAAATAAAGCACTAAGGTTCAGTTTAGAGGGTTCGTATTACGCAACAGACACCATTGTAGCCAATAAGTGGTATATATGCGTAGCTACGTGGGACAGAATATCAGGGGTAACTAAACTTTATTTAAATGGGGTGTTAAAGGACACTAACACATCATCACCGACATCAGCGTTAACCAGTAGACCAAACTGTAATATTGGTAGAAGATTCGCAGGTTATTATTTTAATGGTAAGATAGCTAAGGTGTACGCATTTAACAGAGCGTTGACAGGTGCAGAGGTAACGCAACTTTATAAAATGAATTGTCAGGAATATAAGTAGGAGGGGGTATAGATGTCAGATTTTTACTGGGTAGCAGGAACAGGCAACTGGGCAGACTCTACAAATTGGAGTAGTGAAAGTGGAGGAGCAGGTGGTCACTCAGAAGGAATACCTAATGCTATAACTGAAAATGCTATATTTGACGCTAACAGTTTTAGTGGCGCTGATCAGGTTGTGACTGTAGCACCACAACTTTTACAAATAGGGGATTTAGATTTCAGTGACGTAACAAACAATCCTACTTTGTCCGTGGTGGATTCCACAGTATCTACTACATATATGGCAATAATTACGTCAGGAAATGTGTATATACCGTCAGGCGTTACTGTAGACTTTAGTACGGATAGAACTGGGAGTCGAGTATTTACGTTACGTGATAGCACAGGAGATAGTGTAAATCATATCAAAATCAATACAGCGTTGAATGGGGTAACAGCATTTACGATAACAGATAAGAATTCTGAGGAAGGTTCTGCTAATATCATAATAGCTGGAGCGTTTAGTGTTCCTGATGGTGATGTTACCATTGATTGTAATGTGAGTGCTATAGCGTCTAGCGTGGCAACAATTACAGCAGGAACTGACATTACCTTAGCTGATAGAGACACTGGGGAAACGCCTGATATAGATTTAGACAATATAACTTTATCGTGTGCCGGGGATTTTAATAACACAATGTCTGAAACGTTTGATGGTGACGCTACTGTGGTTATGACAGGATCATCTGCCACATTTAATGGGGGAGCATATACGTACAACTCATTAACTATTAACGATACGGTTACCTTTAGCACAAGTTGTACAATAACCACATTAGTATTAGAGGCGGCAGCAGTATTGACTTTACCATACGACACAACGCAGGTGGTGACCTCTATTACATGCAATGGTACATCAGACGACTTAACAACCATACAGAGTAGTACGGACTTGTATAGAGCACACATACGTATGTCTAACAAATCTAAACAAGTGCTTGATTGGTGTTCGATAAAGAATATATCTTTTGTAGGAACAACGTTATTTAGAGCTGCAAACAGTTTTGATCTAGGTGGTAATTTAGGCATCAGATTTATAGATGTCACTTTAACTAATCTACTAAACGATATTGATGTGTCGGCGGACAACGCATTCACCGCAGCACAAAAACTTATATGGCTTAACAACGCAATACGTAGATTATGGAGATATTTCAACGATGAAACAAACTGTGATTTTGATACTATAGCAGATCAAGGTGTGTACGGTATACCAAGTGATATGGATTTTGAGTATATCAATAATGTATTTGTTAGTGACAGCACCACAACGTTAAGTTCCACAACATTGTGGACAGAGTATAAATTCGCAGGTACTGAAGACGAGAAGACAGGAAAATCATGGTATAGATATGGGGATAAGATAGGGTTATATCCTGCACCTACCGAAACAGGGTATCATGTAAGAATTAAATATGACCCTAGATCGTATAAGTTGGCGTCTACTGATATAGAGATACCAAATATTAATCAAGATTTTTTGGATGCTATAAAATACGAAACAATGGCATCAATATCAGGAGCAGGAAGTAGCCCAGATATTGAAGCAAGGAATAATTATAAGCTAGAAGCTATGGACTTAGTTAGACAAGCACAGATGGCTAGAGCAAAGAAGAAAGCAAACAATCCAACACAGCGTATTTCATACAAGGAAGGTTGGGATGACTAATGGCACAGTGGCGACCTTTAAGGTATGAAACAAAAATGATAGCACAACAGTTTGGTAATGGAATAAACACAGGTGTTCCTGCTTTTGATATAAAAGATAATGAGTTAATAGATGTATCTAATATGTCAGGGCATAACTACCCTGCTATAACAACTAGATATGGAAGAACATTCTTATCTGCATCATTAGGTACTGTATCTACACCTAATGGTATAGGGGAGAGAAATAATACAGATTTACATATAATTGACGGTAACACGTGGAAGTATTGGGATATATCGTCTAGTGCTTTCATTGAGCTAACGACACAGTTATCTAGCACATCGGCGAGTATACAGGATTTTGCAACAGGCACAGCTAGATATACTATTATGATGAATAGCACGCAGATGAAATATTGGGATGGGACAAGTAGCTCTTTAGATTTAGGTGATGCGTCTACACCGTATACTAAAATATTCACCGTACACAAAGGGAGAATCTTTGCCGCTAGGGATAATGATATAATGTACTGCGCGGCTAATGATATCAATGATTGGTCTACTGCTAACGACGCAGGGAGTATAGATGTTACTAGATCCAAAGGAGTTATCACCGGTTTAGTTGAGTACAACAATCATGTTATAGTATTCACTGAATTTGGAATGCATCAGCTGTACGGCGACTCGCCGTCAAATTTTGAGTTGGTGGATATAGAAGGCAGTGCTGGTTGCATAAGTCATAGGTCAATAGTTAAATGTAACAAGCGTTTATACTGGTTAAGTTACGATGGTATCTATGAATACAATGGGGCTAGTCCTGTGAAAGTAAGCAGTCAAGTTGACAAGTATGTGTATGGCTTAAACACTACGTATAAAACAAATGTTGTTGGTGGAGCTATAGGCGACTATCTATATATGGCTATACCGTACAATGAAGCTACATCGAATGATACTATTTTAGTTTATGACACACGCCCTAAGAAAAAGAATTGGTTTGTAGAAACAGGATCTTTTGTAGATTTTGTTACTATCCAAAATACTTTATATGGTATAGATAGTACTGGTGGTGTTATGAATATGAGAGATACCTCGGCTGAGGATGATAATGGCACACCTATTACGTGGTCTCTAGTAACTAAACCTTTTTCTGATGATACAGTATCACAAAAGAAAAGCTTAAGGGATATTAGCGTAGTATACAAAGCGTCAGCATCTGCTACTGTAAATGCCTCTTTCACAACGAACGTTAATAGTGCAGTGTTTACAAGTTTAGCCGTAAGTACAGATTTCAATTTGACAGATGCAGAATCAAACACAAAGCTTGTTATACCATCTACCGAGCTACAAAACATAGATTGGGTAAGTCATAAATTTAATGGTACAGGACAGTTTTCATTATATAAACTAGAACGCAACTATAGAGTAAAAAGGAAGTGATGTTGTGCCTACGCCTGCTTTTAAGTTATACGAAGGAGACCCTAAGAATACGCTAATTGTTTGGTCTAGAGATTTAAATTACTTATTAAAAAACCTAGATGATGGTAATATCTATTCTACCGAATTAACTCTAGGAACGAATCAAGTAACAGCAAGCAACATTGATTTCGGTACGGGGGCTGATCAAGTAGATGCTAGTGATATACCTGTTACAGATGCAGGAGGGTATTTTGTAGGCGCTACAGTTGAAGCAGTTCAACAGGAGATAGGCGGGTGGATAAACTACTCATCTGGTACAGGAGCGTTGAATATTAATTCTACTGCCACCGTTAATCTTATATTAAACACTACCACATTACTTAGTTTATCAACCGATGGGTTAGCAGTAACTGGGGCATTTGGATGTAATGGTGCTTCTGTACAAACAGCGTACACACTACCCGCAGCGTTATCAACGGCACTGGGTACAGTTCTCAGTTCGGATCTGAATAAGACGAATGGTGTTATAAATGAAATAAGAACTGCGCTGATAAACAATGGTATTTGTGTATAAAAAGAAGAAAGGATGTGGTCCTATTGGCATTGCCGTATTTAGAGTATCTACAAAAAACGAGAGATAAAGTAGTTAGTAAGGGGGGAGATCCTTCTAAATTTGATACTAGAATAAATGACTTGGTTTCCAAGTCTACACCTGAGCAATTAAAAGATCCTTATTATTATCCTTCGGCAAAGCTACTAAGCACAAAACCCATACTGCAAACTGTAGATAGCGTAAAACCTATACAGCAGACTGTGGATAGCGTAAAACCTATACAGCAGACTGTGGATAGCGTAAAACCTATACAGCAGACTGTGGATAGCGTAAAACCTATACAGCAGACTGTGG